AAAAGGACAGTTAGGAAACTGGCACACTTGACATTAATAATGTAATAGTGTATACTAAATAACATTACGAAGGACTCGAAAGATCGTAACCCTGCGTAGATAAACATCACTCCATGTCGGGAGTGGTATCATCCGCAGGATTTTTTCTTGCGAGACACTAAAAACAAAAATGATTAAATCACTCTTAGCAGTAGCAGCAGTCTCTGCATTCTCAGCACCTGTATTAGCAGGTCCTTACGTCGGTATCGACACAAAAACAAAGTGGAAAGGTTCTGATTACGATTCTACAGAATTTGAAGCAAGTATCGGTTACTCAGGTAAAGTTGGTACTACTAAGTACTTTGTTGAAGGTGGCCCTGTCACAACAGTAGAAGATGGTAAAGAGGCAGACACAGAATGGTTTGTTGCTTCTGGTGTAGGTTTCCCTATCTCAGATTCAGTTGGTGCTAAAGCATCCATCAAGTATGAATCAAATGAAGGTGGAGACAACAAGTACGAATTCAAAACTGGATTAAAGTACAAGTTCTAAATAGTGTTGACACCTTTCGTGTCACTCTACAACGGAACAAAATCGAGACCTGCTTGACAGGTCTCTTTTTTTATGGTATGTTAGTTTCATACATAAATTAAAACTTATCGTATAGACATGGAACACCATAAATATGAAACTGTTCTTTACTCCAGAGATAACTGTCAATGGTGTGAGAGAGTTAAACAATTAATGGATAGTGTAAAGTTTCCATACATTGAGTATAAGTATGGTGTTGACTTTACACGCAAAGAGTTCTATGCTGAGTTCGGAGAGGGTGCAACCTTTCCTCAAGTGCAGATAGATAACAAACACATAGGTGGTTGTAAAGATACCTTGCACTACTTACAGGAACAAGGAATTATTTAATGGATGACATTGAAGAAATGGTCGAGAGAGCAGTTGATCTTGCTTTCAGTGATGACAAATTTTACTTTAAGTGTTATAATTACTTGAAGGACTCAAAGGCAACACGTGCATACACTAGGAAGTTTATCGACTCTCCTACTGCAGGTGGTCTTGCTTTAACTATTTCCGATCTTGATGCATACATCAAAGGTGGTTCTGATTCTGAACACCAATTGCTTCGTGAAGCATATGGTTTTCTTGGTAAACCAAGAGCAAGGAAAATCAGAAAGTATCTCTATTCTATTTTAGAGGGTGCTTGGTTGTATGAAAAAGAAAGGAAACCTGGTCGTAAGAAACGGTCTAAATAAAACCAGATACTCAAGGAGGAACTAATGGAAAGTTTTGTTTTAGAAATCACATTAGTTGTTCTGGTCACGATCGGAGCATTCCTACTAGGTATTACGATCTCATGGTTAGCAAAAGGATATGTAGAAGACTACATTGAAAATGCTGCCTATGCTAAGTCTGTCACTCATCCAGAAATGCTTGATGAAGATGGACAAATAGTACATGACGATCTAATTTACCTTCGTGACATGATCGTTGAAGACGATGATGAAGATGACGATTAATTAATCATGCCAAAAACACTTGAAAATAGCAATACAAGATTGCTTATTAGTGAGGTCTTACGTAAGGTCTCTAATGCTAAAACTAAAAAAGAAAAGGTAGAACTTCTTACCAAACATAACAGTGTTGCTCTAAGGCAACTAATGATCATTAATTTTGATGAGTCTGTTGTGTCACTCATGCCTGAGGGAGAAGTTCCATATAATCCTAATGATGCACCTGTAGGAACTGATCACACTCGTTTAGAGTCTGAGTACAGAGGTCTTTACAGATTCTTTAGGGGTGGTGAACCTAGACTCCCTCGTGCCAAGAGAGAGCAAATGTTTATTCAATTACTAGAAGGACTCTCTGCTGAAGAAGCAGAACTTCTTTGTCTTGTAAAGGATGGTAAGTTGAATGACAAGTACAAGAGAATTACCAAAGCGGTTATCTCTGAAGCATTTCCTACTATAGTATGGGGAGGTCGTTCGTGAAGATCTTAAAACAAGATTGTAAGAAGGACGAAGCACAAGACAAAACATTGCCATATACATGCTACTTAATCATTTACAAAGTAGATGGTGTAGAGAAGTATGACTTGGCAATGGCATCTAAACAGGTAGATCTTTTTGATTATTATTATGATCTATACAAAGAAAACTTTGTTAGTATGATGCAAGCGGAGGGTAGAGTTGCACCTAACATGTGGAAAGATCCTGCTGAAAAAGCAAAGAAACCTAAGAAAAAACGATGACAGTATATAAAAACTTTAAAAATCCATCTAAAATGACAGAGAAGGAACAACAAGAACTAGGTGGTAAAGCAGTTGGTGCTGTTATTACATTCTTTCTTAAACCTTTTATTGTAAGATGGTTATGGAACTGGGTCATGCCACCCCTGTTTGGATTAACAGTAATCACATATTGGCAAGCACTAGCACTAGGTCTGTTAGTATCATTATTGTTTAAAAATTATGAAAATAACTAATTAACATGCCTATTTACCCAGTAATAAATAAAAATACTCAAGAGAAACAAGAACTCCATATGAGTTTAAAAGATTATGAGCAGTGGCGAAAGGACAACCCAGAGTGGGATAAAGACTGGTCTGAAGGAACTGGTGGTGTCACCTATGGCACCCCTAGAATGGAGGATGGATTCAAAGAAGTGATGTCTAAGGTTCAAGAGAATCATCCTACTGCTAATCTTTCGAGGTTTACATAATGCCAAGAGCAAGAAAGAAAATGAATGGAAATGGTCAGAACGGAGTACCAATCCAACCCATGTCTAAGAAGATGATGAAACGTAAGAAACCCATCGACAAATCTTACATGACACCCATCGAACCGATAACTGATAATCAGAAGTTAGCGTTCGAGGCATATGCTAATGGCAAAAATTTATTACTACATGGAGCAGCAGGAACAGGTAAGACATTTATTTCATTATATCTCGCACTCCAAGAGGTACTTGACGAATCCACACAATATGATAAAATAGTAATCGTAAGGTCATTAGTTCCTACTAGAGAAATTGGTTTCCTACCTGGTGACCATGAGGATAAATCCTATCTCTATCAGATACCATATAAAAATATGGTAAGGTATATGTTTAGTATGCCTGATGACAATTCATTTGAGATGCTATATGACAATCTCAGATCACAAGACACTATAGATTTCTGGTCTACCAGTTTTATTCGTGGTGTCACTCTTGATAACACTATCGTTATTGTGGATGAGTTCAGTAATCTAAACTTTCATGAACTCGACTCTATGATTACAAGGATAGGTGAAGATTCTAAGATTGTTTTCTGTGGAGACATAGCACAGTCTGACCTCACAAAAGATTATGAGAAGTCAGGCATCTCAGATTTTATTAGAATAATTAACGAGATGAAAGAGTTTAGTGCCATCGAATTTGATATCGGTGACATCGTTCGCTCTGGATTAGTTAAGTCTTATCTAATTGCGAAATATAATCTCGGTTTTAATTAATGACTTTTAAATTTGTTGATGTAGAACTCGAACCTCTAGAGGTCGAACCTGTGAACAAAGATGGTGTTAGGTTTTATAAACTACCTAAAACTGATAAATATTACCCAAGCGTAACCTCAATCACATCGTTTAAGAACGCTAAGTTCTTCAAAGAATGGAGAACTAAAATTGGTGAGGACGAGGCGAATCGTATTACTGCAAGGGCAACACAGAGAGGAACTGCGTTCCATAGTATCGCAGAAGATTACATCAATGGTGAACTGGATCTTGACAAATACTTGGATAATAATCCATTATCTGTTAGAATGTTTCAGTCCGCAAAAGATACTCTTAATCGAATAAACAACATACATTGTTTAGAATCATTTCTTTACTCACACTATCTTGGTTTAGCAGGTCGTGTTGATTGTATAGCAGAGTTCGACGGTGAGTTGGCAGTAATTGATTTTAAAACGTCCACTAAAGAAAAAAAAGAGGAACACATCGAAAACTATTTTGTCCAAGAAACTGCATACGCAGCAATGTTCCTTGAAAGAACTGGAATTGAGGTCAAGAAAATTGTCACACTTATCGCAACAGAAGAGGGATCTATACAA